CGGCGGGGCCGGAGGCGCGACCCGCCTCCGGCGACCAATTCCCTGACCTCCGGAGAGTGAACCATGTCTGAGACCCCCGCCGGCGGACGGCCCAAGTTCGCCACTGTCGATCTGGACCAGCCGATCGAGCGCGGCGAGCAGACCATCGCCAAGCTCACCCTGAAGAAGCCCATGGGCGGCGAGCTGCGCGGCCTCAACCTGGTCAACCTCACCCAGCTGGATGTGAACTCGCTCCACAAGCTGCTGCCGCGGATCTGCACGCCGGCCATCTCCGAGCAGGATGTCCAGGGAATGGACCCGGCCGACCTGCTGGCCTGCGCCGCCGAGGTCGCTGGTTTTTTTCTGACGACGCAGCAGATGGCGGACTCCCCGCCGACGTAGAGGACGCCATGGCCTTCATCATGGCCGTGCTGCCCGGCATCTCGATCGAAGCCATGGACAAGATGGACATCCCTGAGCTCATGCGCTGGCAGGACAAGGCCGCGCGGATCCAGGAGGCCAAGGCCGGAAAGGGCCCGCGATGAGCGCCAGGGAAATGCGAATCCGCGTCCTGATGTCGGCCCTGGACGGAGCGTCCGGGCCGGTGAAGAAGCTCGCCCAGGCGGCGTCGAAGACGAGCCGGGCTATCAAGGAGCAGACGGCCGAGATCAAAGCCCTGCAGAAGGCGCAGGGCAAGCTCGAGAGCTACCGCGCCGTGCGATCGGAACTAGGCGCGTCGGCGAAGGCCTATAGGGACGCGCGAAGCCACGTCGCCAAGCTCAGGGCGGAGTATTCTGCACTCGAGCGCCCAACGCGGGCTCAGACCACAGCACTGAACGCGGCCACGCGGGCGGCCGACAAGGCGCAGCTCAAGTTCAAGCTCCAAGCCGACCGCCTTAAGACCCTGCGCAACGAGTTCCGCGATGCGGGCGCCAGCGTGCGGGACCTCGGCCGCTACGAAGACCAGCTGAAGAGCAAGATCTCTGGGACCACGCGGGAGATCGAGCAGCAAGAAGCTGCGCTTGAGAAGCTGAGGAAGCACCAGCAGCGAGCTCACGCCGCCCAGGCCAAGGCGAACACGATCAACAATCGCGCGGGCAATCTTGCCAGCTTCGGCGCGGGCGCCACGGCCGCCGGCGCCGCGATGTCGGCGCCCTTCGTCATCGGCGCCCGTGACGCCATGAATTACGAGAGCGCGCTCACCGACATCCGGCAGAAGGCCGGCCTGGCCCGCGACGCTCAGGCCGAGCTCGGAGACGAGATCCGCCGCAACGCTCAAGCCGCGAACCTCTTCCCCGAGGAGATGCAGGCGATCCTGGACGGGCTGACCGGGCGCGGCCAGGAGCTTGGCTTGGCGCGCCAGAACGCGCCACTGATCGGTCGGGCCTCCACCGCGTTCAAGGCTGATCCTGAAGCAGGCGCTCAAGCGACGGACGCAGCCCTCGACAACATGGGCGTCGCCACTAGGCGCGCCCTCGACATCATGGCCTATGGCGACCAGGTCGGCGCTGTCGGCTTCGGCAAGATGGCCGAGGGCCTGCCGAACCTGACCGCGGGCTATCGGAAGCTGGGCGCCGTTGGCGACCGCGCCTTCGCCGATTTGGTGGCAGCTCAACAGATGGCCGCGAAGGCGGCCGGGTCGCCCGAAGAGGCGATCAACAACATCAACAACCTGATCGACAAGGCCCGCTCTCCCGAGACGGCCAACGCCTTCAAGAAGATGGGCGTCGATCTGTTCAAGGAGATGGACGCCCTCGAGGCAGCGGGCCGCACGCCGCTTGAGGCGATCACCGAGCTGACGAACAAGACGCTAAAGGGCGACACCAAACGGCTGGGCTATCTCTTCGGCGACAAGCAGGCCCGCGACGGTATCACCGCTCTCATCCAGAACTTCGACCAGTACAAGAAGATCCGCGATGACGCCTTGAACTCGGACGGGCTGGTGGACAGCGCGTTCGACGATCGGATGCTCGACGCTGCCGAGAAGATGAAGGCTCTGCAGATAGCGGCCAAAGACGCCAGCATCGAGCTCGGCGACAGCGTGAAGCCGGCGATTGCCGACGTGGCCGCGGTGCTCACCCCCATGGTCGAAGGCTTCGGCAAGTTCGCCAAGGAGCACCCGAACCTCATGAAGGTGGTGGGTGTCTTCGCTCTGCTTGTCACAGTGGCCGGCGTCCTGGCGTTGGCGGCCGCGGCAATTCTCGCGCCCTTCGCGATGCTTGTCGTCGTCGCAGGAGCGATCAGCATCCCTTTCCTGCTCGTGGGTGCGGCGATCATGGCCGCGGTTGCTGTCGTTGCGGTGGGCATCCACCAGATCGTGACGCACTGGGACGGCATCATCGCCTGGTTCAATTCCCTTCCCGCGAAGTTCGAAGTAATCGGCAAGGCCATCATGCAGGGTCTGACCAATGGCATGATGATGATGCTCAGCCCGCTGACAGCCGTGGTGCATCTCATCTCAAAATTGCTCCCCGACGGCATGAAGAAGAAGCTCGGCATCCACTCGCCGTCGCGGGTGTTTGCCAAGTTGGGCGGCTACGCCATGGACGGCCTGGCGCTGGGCCTGCAGGAGGGGGAGCGTCGCCCGCTGGCCAGGATGCACGGCACAGCGGCTGCCCTCACGGCCGCCGCGGGCATGGGCTTCAGCGGCCCGGCTTTCGGCGGCGGCTTCAACTTCCACAGCCCGCCCGCGGTGGCTCAAGGGCGCGGCTCCTCAGCTCCAGCCCCGAACATCCCCATCACCGTTCACGCCTCGCCCGGGATGGACGAGAAGCAGCTCGCCCGACTGATCGCCGAGGAGGTTCGGAAGATCATGGCCGGCGCTGATCGCTCGCGCCTGCGCGCCTACGCCAACGACAGCGACGGCGACTGAGGCAACCCATGACCGCCATGATGACGCTCGGACTGTTCGCCTTCTCGCTGCCCACCGCCGCCTATCAGGAGCTCCAACGCCGCACGTCCTGGCGCCATGGCAGAACCCCGCGGGTCGGCGCGCGGGCGGCCAGCCAGTTTCAGGGTCCGGACGAGGACACCATCACGGTCTCCGGTCTGATCGCCCCTGGCGCCATCGGCAAGCTGCAGGCCCTGCAGGATCTTCGCGACATGGGGGACGAGGGCCTCGCCTGGCCCCTGGTCACCGGCTACGGCGAGAACCTCGGCGCGTGGAAGATCGACTCCGTGGACGAGACCCAGACCATCTTCATGGACGACGGCCGGCCGCGGAAAGCGGACTTCACCGTCACGCTGCACCGGATCGACGACGCCGATGCGCGCCACCCCTCGGCTCCGGCCCCAGCCCGGGCCAGCTGAGATGCCGACGCCGGCGCTGAAGATCTCCGTCGACGGCCGCGACCTCACCGATCGGTTCAGGCCCGTGCTCTCGACCCTTTCCCTCTCCGAAGCGCGCGACAGCGAAGCCGACGAGCTCGAGCTCGTGCTGACGGATCACGACGGTCGCACGCCCCTGCCCCCGAAGGGCGCCGTGGTGCGCCTCGAGCTCGGCTATCATGGCCAGCCGCTCGTGCCGAAGGGCTCCTTCGTCATCGACCAGCGCCGCCTGTCCGGATCTCCGGACATCATGACCCTGCGGGCCCGCTCGGCCGACTTCACCACCCAGCTGCGCACCCGACGGGACCAGACTTACGGGACCACGACGCTCGGCCAGGTCCTGGGCGAGATCGCCAGTCGGCAGGGGGTCACGGCCGCGGTGGCGCCCGCCCTGGCCGCCCTGCAGGTCCCCTTGCTGGATCAGAGCCGCGAGAGCGACGCCGCGCTCCTGCAGCGCCTCGGCCGGCGGCACGATGCGGTCGCCACGATCAAGAACGGTCGCCTGATCTTCACGCCGATCGGCGCGGCCACCACGCCGGCCGGCGCCGCCCTCCCGACCTTCGAGATCCGCCGACGCGACGGTGATCAGCATGCCTGGGAAGAAGCCGACCGCGACACATATGAAGGCGTCGAAGCCCGGTGGCACGACAGCAGCGCCGCCCAGGGCCGGACGGTGCGCGTCGGCATCCAGGACGAAGATGGCGACGGCAAACGAAAGCGCCTTCGCCGCACCTATGCCACCGAGGCTGATGCCCGCGCGGCCGCCGAGGCCGAGGCCAAACGGCTGGCCCGCGGCGCGGCCACCTTCAGCTACAGCCTGGCGCTCGGCCGGCCAGAACTTTACCCGGAGCAGCAGGGCAGGATCACCGGATTTGGCCGTCCGGAGATCGATGCGCAGTCCTGGGTGATCGCCAAGGCGGACCACACCTGGTCCACCGACAGCCTCACCACGCGCCTTGAGCTCGAAACCGCATGAGCATGCCCGCGCAAGTCACTGATACTGCGACCATAAGAACACTGTTCATGAGGCGTTCTCTGCGGCAAAGTAGCGCTGCCGTAGCCGGGGGAGGTTAGCCGTGGCCATCAGTCAGCAATGTCCGCACTGTGAAACACAGGCGGTCGTCGCCGATAGCCGGAAGGTGACGC